AGGATGATTAACAATGCTCTTGTTGATGAAGTGTTTATTGAACAACCTGATGAGGACGGGTTTGATATAGATTTTGAACCTGATTTGGATAGGACTATTAACTAATGCCCTATCATCGTAGCAAATCTAAAGGTAAGCCACCTAAACCTTATCGTTCTTGGCTTGAACATAATCTTGGAACTGGTGTACTGAAGGATCTGCCTTATGAACCATTCACCATCCCCTATACAATCACGACAAGCTATAAACCAGACTTTATCAACGAAGAGAAGAAGATTATATTTGAGGCAAAGGGCAGGTTTAAAGATTCAGCTGAGGCCGCGAAGTACATTCATTTTCGTAACAGCAACCCCGAATGGACAGTTATATTTATCTTTGAACGACCAGAATGCCCGATGCCGCATACTCGTAAGCGAAAAGACGGTACACGCTACAGGCATAAAGATTGGGCAGACAAGAACGGGTTTCTCTGGTGTTCCCCTAGTACCGTGAAGGAGGAGTGGTTATGAGTATTGGAGAATTATTTGCTGTTTATAGGACTATGAAAGAAGTACAAGAAGAATTAACACATCTTGGGGCTGAAGCTGTTTGGACATTTATTTGGGAAGTTAATGCGATTCAGGTGAAAATTTGGTATAAGATGGCTAATGACCACAGGTCTGTTGTAATTCATCTTAGCGAGAAAGATTTTAGTACAGGTATTGCAGATAGGATGTTAGAGTCTAAAATAGAAATGATAGCTAGAGATATAGCGGATCAAAAATATCTTTGCACACAAAAGGAAAGAGTATGAAAATCTTGCACTTGGATTTGGAAACCGCGCCAAATATAGTCTATGCTTGGGGATTATTCAACCAGAACATAGGTATTAATCAAATTGTAGAGCCGGGATATACCCTGTGTTGGGCTGCTAAATGGGATGATAGCTCTGAAGTATTCTTTGACTCGTTACACCAAAGTTCCATGAAGCAAATGCTCAAACGTATGCACAAGCTTATCAATGAGGCTGATGCTGTAGTCCACTATAACGGTACTCGTTTTGATATGCCTACCCTAAACAGGGAGTTTATTAAGCATGGCTTCTCAGTACCTGATCCTTACCACCAGATAGACCTGTTCAAAGTAGTCAAGCAACGGTTTAAGTTTGCCAGTAACAAGCTTGATTGGGTATGTCAAGAGCTAGGTATTGGAGCTAAGGTACATCATAAGGGTATGAGTCTTTGGCATGACTGTATCAACGGTTGTGAGAAGGCTTGGAAGGTAATGGAGCGGTACAACAAACAGGATGTAAGGCTGCTTCCTAAGCTATATAAGAAGCTTCTCCCGTGGATAAAAAATCATCCTAACCATGCACTGTACACAACTGAAACACGTCCTGTGTGTCCTAATTGTGGCTCTGTACATGTCGTTAAGAAAGGCATTGAAACTACGAGCACCATGCAATATCAACGGTATCGTTGTAAACAGTGTGACACTCCTATCCGTGGACGAACTAACATTATGACTAAAGAAAAGAAAGCTGCGGTACTTGTGCAGTCGAAATTGTGAGGAGCTGGTTATGAGCACTCTTGATGAAAAAATACTAGAACTTTTATTTAAAGATAAGATAGTAGCCGAACTTCTTACGGATACTTTGTTACCAAAACGTAAATATTACTCTGACTACCCTGAAGAACTAACCCCAGAAACTATTTTAGCGGATTGCAGAAATACTGTAAGAGCTAACCTACAAAATCTGCTAAGGGAAGATTAATATGTCGTTGACCCTTGAAGAAAAGATAGAGTACGTATCAGAACGCTACGACCCAGACTCTATTTGTGAACACCTGGAGCTTACTAGCGAAATGTTATTAGAGGCATACAGTGAACTACTAGATGAAAATTGGTCAAAGTTTGTTGACATTGAGGACGATATCAATGAAAGTTTAGGGGAGTATAGGGATGAATAAGTTAGATTTCTATGCTACTAAAAATATAGCAGGAGTATCCTATGATATTTATGGGCGTCAAGGGGGTGCTATTATGCTTCCCGTTGTTTTCGAAATGGATACAAAAGTTGATAATAATACATATCATGATCCGAGTATGAGATTTTCTTTCGATGATGCTCAATCTCTCTTCCAATCTTTATGGGATGCTGGACTAAGGCCCAATAACGGAGAATCTTCTATGGCCCATGTAGAAGCTATGAGATACCATCTCGAAGATATGCGTAAATTGGTAAAGGGATTAACATGAGTGTTAAGCCACTACATGAACTATCTTTTGAAGAATATATGACTCTCATTGATTCGGGAATGATGTATGAATTTTATCCAGAATGTACGGGGAGTTATAAGACGGATACAACATTTGTAGATGCAAACACTGTAGATACAAAAGGATTAATTGAAAGTGTTATGACAGAAGGTATTGGCAATATCCACGATGTGAATAAGCCTGAAGACAGGATAGCTTTTAAAGATCTTAAAGAATCATCTTTTTACCAACAAGTAGCAGTACGCTCTGCACAACTAGATTGGCCCGAAGAACGTATGGATATTGTTGGTCAGAATGGGAATGATGGTACTCACTATAAGGATGATGACTGATGAAAGAGGAATTATTTGATATTAGTTGTCTCTTCGGTTATGTAGAGCCGAAACAGTTCCGTAAATTTGAAAATGGACGTATGGTTACGTACCACTATTCCATAACATATGACGATAATGGCAAAGAAATTTCTAGGACTGATCCTGTATCTTTTGGCTCTATAGGGTGGGATAATGGTACTCCTTTTACAGAAGTGGATTATAACAGATTAAAGGGAGGAGTAATGGATAATGAACGTTATAATTATTTATATCATAAGTGTATAAATCCAAAACAATCCTTACGGAGTAAAATAATTGATATTTCCGTAATACTCCTTTTTGTATTAATGGTTAGTTGGGGATTAATGTAATGCCTACATATACCTATAAGTGCTCAGAATGTAATCACCAGTTTGACATCAAACAACGTATTACTGATGAGAAGCTAATACATTGCCCTGAATGTCAAGAAGATACCCTTGAACGAGTAATAGGGGCTAATCCTGTTATCTTTAAGGGCGATGGATGGGCAGATAATTATGCCAAGGGAAAGTATCATGAAAAGTAATGAAACACATATCCACCTTAAAGATCCTACTAACCCATCACACTACAAACAGGGAGAGATTGAAGTCATCGACTTTATTCTTGATCAAAGCATGGACTATCTTGAAGGTAACGTGATTAAGTACGTGTCTAGGTATAAGTATAAGAATGGTCTTGAGGATTTACGAAAAGCTAAATGGTACGTTGAGAAACTGATTGAACAAACTTTGGGGAATTAAATGACTGAACAATACGGCCCAACACTACCAATCTCTGAAGAGATCCACTCTATGAAATATCGTGGAGAGGGTGAATCTTTTTCAGAAGGACAAGCACGAGTAGCACATACATTAGCAGATAGCACTGAACATTTCAATCCTCTTTATCGAATATTGTTACGGCAAGGGTTTCTACCAGCCGGACGAGTACAGGCTGCTATTGGTTCGCTTAGATTTGTAACAGCCATGAACTGTTTTGTATCGGGGACTATTGAAGATTCTTTTGATAACATTATGAAACGAGCAACTGAGGCAGGTCAGACTATGCGCCTTGGCGGAGGTATCGGTTATGATTTTAGCACTCTTCGTCCTCGTGGGGATAATATTGTATCTCTTGATAGCCGTAGTAGCGGCCCTATTTCTTTTATGGCTATTTACGATGCTATCTGTCATACTATTAGCTCTGCTGGGCATAGACGTGGTGCCCAAATGGGTGTCCTTAGAGTAGATCATCCAGATATTGAAGAATTCATTCGAGCAAAGCAGAATGAAGATAAATTACGAGCATTCAATGTATCGGTAGGGATTACTGATGAGTTTATGGAAGCTGTTAAGGCTGATAAGAACTTTGACTTAGTGTTCGATGGGCGTGTATACAAGACAGTACGAGCTAAGAACCTTTGGGAAGAGATTATGCGGTCTACATGGGAATGGGCAGAGCCTGGTGTATTATTCATTGACCGTATCAACGAAATGAATAACCTACACTATTGTGAAATTATCGCCGCTACCAACCCCTGTGGTGAACAACCATTGCCACCCTATGGTGCTTGTCTACTTGGTTCTTTCAACCTTGTGAAATATATCACTGATAAGGGGTTTGACTTCGATAAACTTAAACAAGACATTCCCCATGTTGTACGAGCTATGGATAATATCCATGACGTAACAGAGTTTCCCCTTGAGGAGCAGCGGTTGGAATCCCAGAATAAACGTAGGATGGGGTTAGGAGTAACGGCTGTAGCTAATACTGGTGAGATTCTTGGGCACGAATACGGCTCCGAATCTTTCAACAAATGGTTAGAATCCGTATTGGAATTTATACGGAATGAGGTATATAACGCCAGTATTGACCTTGCTAAAGAAAAAGGAGCTTTCCCATTATTTGATGCTGATAAATATCTTGAAGGTAAGTTTATTAAGACTCTCCCGCAAGGTATTCGCAGGAGAATCCGTAAATACGGTATTCGTAACAGCCACTTACTCTCTATTGCTCCCACTGGTACTATTAGTTTGTCAGCAGATAATGTCAGTAGTGGTATTGAGCCAGTATTTAGTCATTACTATGACCGTACAATTCAAACCTTTGATGGCCCTATTGTAGAGCGAGTAGAAGACTATGCTTACCGAGTACACGGGGTTAAAGGCAAGACGGCCAACGAATGTACTGCCCAAGAGCATCTGGGTGTACTAGCTATTGCACAAAAGTACGTAGATAGCGCTTGTTCCAAAACAATCAACATCGATCCTGACACAGATTGGAATGACTTTAAGCAGATTTACATGACAGCTTATGAGACAGGGTGTAAGGGGTGTACTACCTTTAACCCTGAGGGCAAGAGGTTTGGTATTCTAAACGTAGTGAAAGAAGATAAGGAGGGGGCTGAAGCTTGTTATATTGACCCTTCTACTGGTAAAAAGAGTTGTGAATAGGAGAAAGATTATGGTTGTAACATTATATGGACTATTCTGTTATTGCTTAGGTATTTTTATGGGATATTTGTGGTGGGGGTTAGTATGAATAAAGAAACATATGATTGGTTTTCAGTATCGAAACCACATGACTATAGTGTAGAAACTTCTAAATATATTTATGAAGGGAAAGGCAGGACAACTACATATATTAGGACAGATAAACCTGCTTGTTGTCCACCAGTGTTTAAGGAACAGGTTAATCAAACCCTAGCTACACGAAAGATCTACAAAGACACTTCTAAATATTTACCTAAGAGTGATAAGCAGTTGTGGAGGATTAAATGAAACTAGCAGTCATTGGTAGCCGTTCTATTACTGATAAGGACTGGGTGTTTAAACAAATCCATCATAGGATGATAGGTTGCTATGATGATAATTACACCATAATTTCTGGAGGTGCGGAAGGTGTTGATAGTTTGGTTAGAGATTTTTGCAAGACTAATGGTTTGGACTTCATTATGTTTCAACCCTACTTCCTGCTAGACAAGCAAGCAGAGTTTTCTAGTCGTCATTTCTTTACAAGGAACAGGCAGATTGTATTTAATGCAGATGAGGTATTAGTACTGTGGGATGGTGTGTCTAGGGGGACTAAGTATACAGCAGATTATGCTAAGAAGACTGGGAAACCTGTTACTGTGATTGAATATAAAAAAGAGGATTAAGCTGAATAACAGAAAACACCTTTGATAATAATTTTATTACCGTTGGAAGCTTCAAGGACACGGATAGTCCTGTTTTCTAATATAGGATTGCTAACACATTCATGTATGATCAATTGGGTGTTTGTGTAGAAGAATAAACTGAAGGTGACACCAAGGATTCCGGTAAGCATAGGGAGGCTCCATGAAAGAACTTTCGTTAGAAGACATGCAGAGAATGAAACGGACTTTAGATGATGCTGCTGTCCCCCTTAGCGGTCGCATATTGTCCTTTATAGGTAAGGATGGTAATGTCTATACAATAGGGCTAAACAACCCTAGTAACTGGGAGGGATATGATCAACTTCCCGACAGTTTATTGGAAGGTTTATCTGATTGTCTTTAACAACAATTACATCGACAGATGTTACAGTAACAGCACAACCGCTAAGTAGGAGGGCTAATGGTATTAGTTTGAGCATAAGTTTGTAACAATCTGGCCAAATAAATTGGGGTATTTGGAGAAATCCGAATGCCTCATTTTTTTACGTGTAATATCTTCTTCGTTGAAGTTTACTACACGAGGAT